GGGCATCCAGTTAGCGGTACTTGAAACGCAGCTTGCTTGGGAGAAGTCCTTTTTTGGAGATAAGGATGCAACACGCATCAAAGAGCTAAACAAGGAGATAGCCCTCACTCGTGAGGAGTTGACCAAGACGGGGGAGAACCTTTTGGAGAGTGGCAAGATGGTCATCAATAACCTTGCAGAAGCAGCAAGCGAGGTAGCAAAGACCGTTGTAGCAGTTGCAAAGAGCGTTACAAAGGCGGTGCAGGAGTTGGATGTAGACAAGGCCGTTAGCGATGCGGAGCGATTGGTAGCGTTACGCAAGCAGGCAGCCCTTGCTGATGTAGAACGGCAGAAGATTCAACTTCAGTTCCAAAACACCCAAGAGCAGCTACGGCAGTTGCGTGATGATGAGCTTGTCTCACTTGCAGAACGCCAATCGGCAAACGACAAACTCCTTGCATCTCTTGAGGAGCAAGCGGAGCTTGAGAGGGTGCAGTTAAATATAAAGGTTGCGGCAGCGCAGGCAGAGTTAGGAATTGTAAACTCCAACGAAAATCTTGTTGCGCTGAAGCAAGCGCAGTTGGAGTTGATTGATTTGGATGAAAGGCTGCAAGGTCAGAAGTCAGAGGCTTTGGCAAACCAAAACTCCCTTCTTCGTGAGCAGGCAGACATCACCAAGAGCATCGGTGAGACCGACCAAGAGATATTTGAGATTCAGCAGAACGCTCAACTTGAACTCATAGATGATGCGGTAGCAAGAGCCGAGAAAGAAATAGAGATAGCCCAAAATGTCTTCAACCGCAAGAAGGCATTGCTTGAGCAAGAGGTTGCGGCTACAAAGGCAGGAACCGCAGCTCGTGCAGAGGCAGAGAATGCTCTAAAGTTATTTGAAGCAGAGAACGCAGCGGGGCGTTTGGCTTTGGAGAAGAACTTGCAGCAGGCGAAGTTAGATGCTATCAAAGGCGCACTAAACGGCATCGCACAACTCGTAGGTGAGAATACACTACTGGGCAAAGGCATAGCGTTAGCGCAGGTAGCCATTGACACCTATACGGGAGCTACAAAGGCTCTTGCACAAGGTGGTGTATTTGGTTACATAGGAGCCGCAGGAATTGTTGCAACAGGTATTGCAAACGCACGAAAGATAACCGCTACGCAAGTACCTACCGAGTCAGGCGGTGGTGGTAGCAGCCCATCCATAACAAACACGCTCTCGCAGCCATCTACCCCTGCGCAGTTTAACATCGTAGGACAGTCCAACCTCAACCAACTTGCACAGAGTATTGGCGGTCAGTTCAACCAACCCATCCGTGCTTATGTCGTAGGGCAGGATGTAACGACCTCACAACAACTACAACGCCAACGAGTAAGAACCGCAACATTCGGATGATGAAACTAATTGAACTAATACTTGATGAATCAATGCTGCTAACTGGCATTGATGCAATCTCCCTTGTAGAATACCCTGCTATTGAGGAGGACTTCATTGCGCTCAACTCACAACGGGTTGAGTTTGCTACCCAGAGCGATGAGAAGCGCATCCTTATGGGAGCAGCACTCGTACCCAACAAGCCCATCTACCGAGCCGAAGGCCAAGAGGAGTTCTACGTTTACTTCAGCGAAGCCACCATCCGCAAAGCAAGCGAGATGTTCTTTCAGAAGTCCAAGCAGAACAACGCTACGCTTGAACATGAAGTAGGCATCAACGGCCTCACGGTTGTGGAGTCATGGATAATAGAAGATGAGATACACGACAAGAGCAAGAAGTACGGCTTTGATTTGCCCGTAGGCACTTGGATGGTATCTATGAAAGTCAACAACCCAGAGATTTGGACAAACTTTGTCAAGACGGGAAAGGTCAAAGGCTTCTCTATTGAGGGATACTTCGTGGACAAGCTAAACCTTGCCAAGCAAGAGATGGCGCACCTTGAGGAGCAGGAAGCAGCGTTGATGCTTGCACAGATTGTTGCTATCATAAAAAGAGATGGCCGTAAGAAGTCGGGAACACGCACCGAGATGGAATCGTTCTCTGACTACCCCGATGCGGTGAAGAACAACGCCAAGCGAGGCATAGAACTCAACGAGAAGAACGGCAACAAGTGTGCAACGCCTGTCGGTAAGGTAAGGGCGCAGCAACTTGCACAGGGCAAGCCTGTGAGTGTAGAGACCATCACACGGATGTACTCGTACCTATCAAGAGCCGAAGAATACTACGATGAGAACGACACGCAAGCCTGCGGCACAATATCGTTCCTGCTATGGGGCGGTCTTGCAGGTAAGCGATGGGCAGAATCCAAACTAAAAGAACTTAACAATGTATAGACCACAAAAACTCCCAGTAGCGTCACCACGAGGTGGAAGGCGTGGATGCTTATGTCCAGACAATACCTACAAGTCCAACTGCTGCGATGGCTCTATCCAAGCGCAGGGTGTTGGCTCCCTTGTCGGACAAGGCACGGTAGTTATCAATCCTTAAAAATGTTACAAATAATCAAAACCCCTTTAATTAGTTAGATATGAAAGCAAACAATATCCTCAACCGCATCCTTGCCGAGCTATCCTCCATCCGTGAGGTTAAGTTTGAGCAAATGAACCTTGAGAACGGAGCCGTTCTTGAGGCAGAATCATTTGAAGCAGGTAATGAAGTCTTTGTCGTAAGTGGCGATGACCGAGTTGCTGCTCCTATTGGCGAACACCTCCTTGAAGATGGTCGTGTACTCGTCATCACCGAAGAAGGCGTAATCGCTGAAATCAAAGAAGCTGCTGCCGAAGCAGGGGAAGTAGAAGTTGAGGTTGAGGCCGCAGCATCTACCGAACTTGCAGAGGAAGTAGAAGAAGCCCCTGCGGTTGTTGCAATCATCGAGAAAGTTCTCGAGGAGATTGCAATGATGCGTGAGGAGATGAAAGGAATGCGTGAGGAGATGGGCGGCTACGCCAAGAAGGAGGAGATGGCTGCGGTTAAAGCAGAACTATCTGCCGCACCTGCTGCGAAGCCCATCAAACATAACCCCGAAACAAAGCAAGTCCAAAAGATGAGTTCTAACCGCCCCGAAAGAGCGATTGACCGAGTCCTTGCACGAATCAACAGTTAATAAATAAAAAAAAGAAAATCAAATGGCTACGACTACATCGATAACCACTTCGTATGCGGGGCAGTTCGCCTCCAAGTACATCTCTGCTGCTCTTTTGAGCGCAAACACTTTGGACAAAGGTCTCATCGAGATTCTTCCAAACGTAAACTACCGCACCACCCTTCAGAAGGTGAACACTAACGACATCGTAAAAGATGCCACTTGTGATTTTGATGCAACTTCTACCTTGACTTTGACCGACCGCATCCTTGAGGTTGAGCCATTTCAAGTGAACTTGCAGCTTTGCAAGAAGGACTACTACGATTCTTGGATTGGTGGTCAAATGGGTTTCTCTGCTTACGATAGCATCCCTGCTTCTTTCGCTGACTTCCTTATCGCCCACGTTGCTGCAAAGACTTCACAGAAGATTGAGCAGAACATTTGGAACGGAGCTGCTGCTTCAGCAGGTGAGTTCTCTGGATTCCTTTCTTTGATGACTGCTGACTCTGACGTTATTGACGTAACTGCTACCACCGTGACTGCTGCGAACGTAATCACAGAGCTTGGTAAAGTCGTAGATGCAATCCCTTCTGCCCTTTATGGCAAGGAAGACCTTCAAATCTTTGTCCCACAAAACGTAGCAAAGGCTTATGTCCGTGCGCTTGGTGGATTCGGAACTTCAGGTCTTGGAGCGAATGGTGTTGACAACAAAGGCACTACTTGGTACGGCAACGGAGACTTGTTCTTTGATGGCATCAAGGTTGTTATGTGTAACGGCTTACCTTCAAACAAGATGGTCGCTGCTCAAGCTTCAAACTTATTCTTCGGAACAGGTCTTTTGAACGAGCGCAACGAAGTTCGTGTACTTGATATGGCTGACCTTGACGGTTCAGACAACATCCGAGTAATCCTACGCTTCTTCGCAGGAGTTCAGTACGGAATCGGAGCTGACGTAGTCCTTTACTCTTAATCCGAGTTAATGTAAATCAAGAGGGGGCTTGGGCTATGTCCTCGCCCTCTTTTTTAATTCTAATAAAACAAAGAAACAATGGCTTGTGATTTAACAAAAGGCAGGGCGGTACCCTGTAAAGACGTAGTAGGTGGCATTTATGCCGTGTACTTTGTAGACTTCGGTGACTTGGGTACCGTTACCCTCACCAACGATGAGATTACCAACATCAGCGGTACATTCTCTGCTTACCAATATCTTGTAAAAGGCAATAGCTCTTTTGAGCAAACCTTCAACTCAAGCCGTGAGAATGGTACAACCTTCTTCACGCAGACCTTGAATCTTACGTTGACCAAACTGACAAAGGAGGACAACAAAGAATTGAAGCTGCTTGCCTATGGTCGGCCTTATGTGGTCGTTCAAGACTACAACGGCAATGCCTTTATGATGGGTCTGAACTACGGAGCCGAAGTAACGGGTGGAACGATTGTAACTGGTGCAGCAATGGGTGACCTATCTGGTTACACTTTGACAATGGAGGGACAGGAGCAACTTCCTGCTAACTTCATTGCAGGTGCTACCGTTGCCAATCCATTCGCAGGACTTGCAGGTGCAGTTGAAACGATTGTCGTAGGTTCTAACTCGTAAATGAATTAGGGGGGCGAAAGCCCCCTTATATTTACACGATGAGTACACTCAACAATATATTCGCCAAGTTCTCGGCTCAAGAGCCGATGAAGGTAGAGTTCTCTTTGGTTAGCGAACTTATCACACGAGTTCAAGAATCAAAAGAAAAAGTAAAATCTTTGCGTGATGCAGAGGTAAAATTGCTAAACATCTTTGATGAGGCTTCACGGTTGGCTAAAGTTTTAGATACCGAATATGCGGTTGCAAATTCCTTAACCAAAGTAATTACTAATGCTATTGACCGAACCGAAGTATCAGCAAAAGAATTAGGCCTTGATGTAAATTCAATCAAGGAGATTAAAGACGTTAAGGCAGCCGAGCAAGATTTGCTTACTGCTATAACGAAAGCAAAAAATACAATCAACGCTTATCAGTCACTACGATGAAACAAATTTTTTCTAAAATCGCCAAGATTGGCGAGGAGGTACGTGCAATAAAAGTTGAGTTTTCAATTAAGGATGATTTTGAGTCGGCTCACAAAGCGGCCACTGATTCGGAATGGGACTCTGTTTCTGCGGTGCAGGTTTTAGTTAAGCAAATTCCTAATGTTGAAAGAGCTTTGAATGATGCAAAGTCTAAATATATTGAAGCAAATAAAACGGCCGAAAAATATGTATCAGCAGCAAAAGAGCTTGGAGTTGACGTTAGTAGTGGGAATCAAGCCCTAATGAATTTATTAGCTTCAAAGCCGCAAGTTATAGATAAGCTCATACAGAAACTCAAGAACATTAAAAGTGAATTAAATACTTTTTAGTATTATATTCGCATTTTGCTAAATAGTGCAGATAGATTAAGAAGGGGGCGTAAGCCCCTTTTCTATTTTCAAACAAATCGCAATTAAAAGGTTATTTATTTAAGATGCATATCCTTCAAGTATCAGCTTCACCTCAAACCATTACGGTCATCCCTCGTGAGTTCGTTTACTCATCAGAGGACTTGGACTTATACTTCGAGCGTGTGTTGTTTGATGGTGGCACTTTAGAGGCCACAGGATGCGTTCAGAGCGCAGTTAACGGCCTTGATGGTGTTACGCTATATTTGATTGATGAAAGCACCAACACAGAGCAAGAAATCAATCCTACAATAACAGAGGGTAATGGCTTTATGGAACTGACGGCAGTCTATACATTAGTCAACAACCGATTCTACGGCCTCAAACTAATATACGATGGTGACCTTATCTACCGAGATAGGGTATTCGTAACTTCGCAAACAGATTTCGACAAATTTACGGTGAACCAAAACGTCTACACCGAAGAACAAAGCTACAATAATGAGTACATCATCATCTAAAGTCCACGTTGTGAACTTCAGCTCCTACACCACACCTGTTGTAAAAGAGGTGCAAGGTAAGGACTACGTTGAATACGGAGATAACAACGACTACTTCGGCTACCTAATTGACCGCTACAACGGCTCACCTACCAATAACGCTATCCTCAACTCTTTGATGGATATGACCTTCGGTAAAGGACTGGATGCAACGGACTCTGCCAAGAAGCCGAGCGAGTACGCAGCGATGCGTGGCTTGTTTACGAAAGCCTGCTTGCAGAAGGTTGTTGCTGACTATGTGATGATGGGGCAATGCTCTTTTCAAGTGGTGTACTCCCAAGACCACAATATGATTGTAGAGGTGCAGCACATCCCAGTAGAGACGTTGAGAGCTGCAAGGTGCAACGAAGACGGAGAGATTGAGGCGTACTACTACGCAAAGGATTGGACAGACGTAAAAGGCAGAAAAGAGACTGCGGTACGCATCCCTGCATTTGGCACGAGTAAGGAAGGATTAGAGATTCTATACATCAAGCCATACCGAGCAGGATTCTACTACTACTCCCCCGTTGACTATCAAGGCGGCTTACCATACGCAGAACTTGAGGAGGAGATTGCCAACTACCACATCAACAACATCCAGAACGGCCTTTCGCCTTCCATGCTGATTAACTTCAACAACGGAGTACCAAGCGAGGAGGAGCGCAGAAGCATAGAGCAGCAGATTGCCACGAAGTTTAGCGGTAGCTCAAACTCTGGCAAGTTTATTCTTGCGTTCAACGATAACAAAGACCTTGCTGCAACGGTTGACCCTGTGCAACTATCGGATGCTGCGGAGCAGTACCAATTCTTGAGTGCTGAAGCCACGCAAAAGATAATGGTGTCGCATCGTATCGTAAGCCCTATGCTTTTAGGTATCAAGGACAATTCAGGACTTGGCAACAACGCAGAGGAGCTGAAGACCGCTTCTACGCTTTTGGATAACCTTGTAATCCGACCCAAGCAGGAGATTATCATTGACGGCATAGATATGATTCTTGCTTACAATGACATCAGCCTAAACTTGTACTTCAAGACCCTTCAGCCTTTAGAGTTTACCGAAGACGTAGTTACGCCTATGGATTTAGAGACTCGTGAGGAGGAGACTGGCGTTAAATTGTCAAGCCAAGAGCCGAGCGATGAGATGTTTGAGGAGGCGTTTGCTGCTTTAGAAGAAGTAGGCGAGGTCGTGAATATGGATGAGTGGGAGCTTGTAGATGAAAGACCAGTTGACTACGATGCGGAGCAGGCATTAAGCAAGTACGCATTCGCATCAACAGGCAGCGCATTCCCTAACGCCAAGAGCGACCAAGACGGAGTAACTGAAGAAGGCAAGAGATACAAGGTTCGTTATGCTTACGCTCCCGAATCTACAAAGACCAATAGCCGTGAGTTCTGCAAGAAAATGATAGCCGCAGGCAAGGTGTACCGCAAAGAAGATATTGAGCGTATGGATGGTCAAGCCGTCAACGCAGGTTTTGGCATATCGGGAGCAGCAACCTATTCAATATGGCTTTACAAGGGCGGTGCAAGGTGCCATCACTTTTGGATGCGCAAGACGTACTTGGCAAAAGGCGAAGGCGTAACTCCCGATGTCGGCAACCCCAACGCAGAGGTGAGTGTAAACAAGGCAAAGAAGGAGGGCGTGGTACTTGAGACCAATCCTACAAACGTAGCGAAGCGACCTGTTGATATGCCCAATCAAGGATTTGTAAACCCACGATAAGATATGGCAACGGCATTATTCATCAAAAGAGAGGACTTGGTTCGCAACACCGCAATAGGCGGTAACGTGGACACGGACAAGTTTATCCAGTTCATCAAGATAGCACAGGAGATACACATCCAAAACTATACAGGCACAAAGTTGTATGACAAGATAAGCGATGACATCATCGCCAATACTCTTGCCAATCCCTACCTCGCTCTTGTAAACGACTACATTCAGCCGATGCTTATCCATTGGGCGATGGTGGAGTACTTGCCTTTTGCTGCTTATACCATCGGTAACGGTGGGGTGTTCAAGCACAACTCCGAGAATAGCACTACCGCAGAAAAGATTGAGGTTGACTATTTGGTCGGCAAGGCTCGCGACTTGGCGCAGTATTATACGGATAGGTTCATCACTTATATGAGCTACAACCAAGCCTCATTCCCCGAATACAACGCCAACAACAACGCTGACGTTTACCCTGATACTGACTCTAACTTCAGCTCTTGGGTTTTATGAGTAGCAAGAAACAGACCTACACTCCGAAGCGTAGCAACATTGTGAAGTTAAAGAGTTATTTAGACAATGGGAGTTCAAGGCGATTGGGGACAAGGAGCAGCAAACAATGACATCTATTGGGGTCAAGCAGCAGCGACAAACGATATCTCTTGGGGTATGGTTCAGCCATTGTCTTATGGTCATCCTACTACTAACCTTTACGGCAACAACGAGCAAGGTGCTTGGCAGTTGATAGAAGAAATTTGGAATACTTGGTCAACAACTTGGAA